TCGTCTTCTTCATCGTCTTCTTCATACATGACAACATCATTGCCCCAATTAATGTCGTCATATTCATCTTCATAAAGGTCTGCAAACGCTTCGTTTGTAATTTTTTTCACGGCAATGCTCCTTAAAATAAGCAATTTATTTTAGATAGTAACAAAGACAAAATTTTAACGAGTTAAAGACCCAAGTTTCACTAGTTTTCCATTAACGACAACGAGTCCAGTGGGGCTTGTTGTTCCTGGTGGTGGGCAAACAGGTGCTTTTTGTTTATTGCAACCACAACCAGAGTTATTCTCAGGTTTCCAGCATTTGTTGAATTCTGGTTGTCCTGGGTTCGTGCAATTGCCTGTAAAACATCCAGAAAAATGGCTTCTTATCAAGTTGCCATTTTCATCTATTTCAAAAGGGGTAGAACGATCTGGCCTAATCATACCCTTTTCCGTAAGGAAATCAACACAAGTATTTGCATGATCTATCAATTCCATTGTTGAAAAACCTACAGTTTCTACACAATTCCCGTTTGAATCAAATTCATAATAAACATCATTTGGTGCATCTACGTTCACCATGAAGTCGGGTAGAGTCAATGACTCAGTGTTTTTGCTGATTATTGCAGAAACTTCTGGGTGTTCAATTATCTCATCATTTGTACCTGTCATCGACTTAACCATATTGAAGTCTAGTGATGCTAATGGTCGCACGGGTGAGCGTAAAATACCTCTATTGATAAAAACATTGTTCATTTGATGATTGTAGGTGTAACCATTCATCTTATCCTGTACCAACATTGCTTTCGCAAAACTATCATAGAAACGAATCGTTGCTGGAGCATTAGGAATAGCATTGTATGTGTAACTTGTCAATATGTCTCTTGCATTTATCAAAGCAGTCTTAGCGTCCAGACAAATATGGCGTTGTGTAGTGTAAATGGCAACCAAAATATCATACCAAGCGCCAGTGAACACGCGCGAAAAACTATGTGGTTCTGAAGTCAATTGATCGTCCTTACCACTACGCGGTAGTTTCTCAGGCTCAACATAGGTGAAACCATTATGTGCATTTCTTAAAGCCGCAGCTGAATTGTTGTTTCTTCCGCCAGTGACATTATAGATAGCACGACCCATTTCTTCGCCAAGTCTGGTTATGCAGTTACTTTGATCTAAATTGCCGCCAGTTTCTTGTAGAACATAGTCAATAGCTACATCGTTCTGCAACATATTAATCATTGCATGAATATCGCCAAAAGATTCATGGAATCCCCAAACTTCAAATGCCTGTACGTTGAACAAATCTGGGCGTAAAGCGTCCAGTAAAGCATGGCCAGTTTCATGTAAAATAACGTCACTTGAACTAGACGTGTAAATCATCTGCTTTACAACAGGGTCCATTGCATAAAAGAATCTCAAAGCAACTCTATCATAATAAGCATTAAGTTGTTGGCCTGCTCTAGGAATTATATAAAGTGTATTGGTAGAAGACCATTTAGTGAGTGGATTTTTAAGAACTTTACTCATTAAATTAATGGCTTGACATAAATTGTAATGACACATAGCTGCCTGATGTTCAGGTGTATGCATAGTAGGTGTAGCGCCTTTATAACCTTCAACCCTAAAATCACAAATATTAGGTTTTCCTGGCAAAAATACAGGTGTTGCCAACTGAGGCGTGGTCGGGTCATTAATAATGTAAGTTATGTCATTCATGCAATTATCTACCCCAGACGGTTAAATAAACTGATGAACGATAAAGAAAATTTAGTTAAGGAAAAAAGGCTAATCTTAGCGACAACCAAGAATCTAACTGGTTTAGAAGGCAAGATAGGCCAAATATTAAAATACATGGGCGATCCAGTTATCTCCCAAACTTCGGATTTACATGAGCAAACTAAATGGAGTGATATGTACCCTTATTTAAATGTGTACGATACACCCAACGAAGAAGACTTGCCAACTGAAGATATGGACACTCATCTCATAGAAATTGGCAGAACCCTATCTGCCTTAAAGTGGGGCATTAATATGGAATTGAGTTATTTGAAAGAAAGTAAAATTCCAGTAAAACGAACAGACTTATATACAGAGTGGGTCGATGCAGAAAGAGTAATGACTGTAACCTATAAAGGGTATGTTGTTTATAGAGAAATCAGTGGGGATTTAGACAGCTATTTACCCGATGATGAATGGGAAACAGCACTTGATAGGATTTATGAAAGTTGTAAGAAAATTAAGAAAAAAAGCAAAATTGAAAAAGATGCAGAAAGAGCAGAAGAAATTAAAGATGAAAAATTAGGATTAATTGCTAGATTGAGGGATAAATGGGGGATTTAGATAACCATAAAATAACACTAGATTTAGTGTTAGGTATCAAAGATGAAAAAGTAGCAACCAAGCTAGTAACTTTAAACGTCATAAGCTTGGTTGCTGTTGCTGTCATTAACATTTTGACTATTTGGCTATTGCTCACGGGCCGCTAAACAAATAATCATACAATCTAGTTCTCTTCAAAGTAGACCTCTTCGGACCCTTGGAGAGTACGATTGCTCTGTCGCGTGCCTCTGCTCGCAAAGAGTTTGCCTTGGCAATTTTCTTGCGTGAGTAGGACTTGATGGGCGCTGCATTTGGTTGTCTGACAATGTGTCCTGCACGAACCTCATAGCCTACGATATGGGTGTCGTTGGACTCAGTAATCAACACTGTGCGTTGCACAGGATGACTGTGACTGCCTTTGTAGTAAAATTTAGCTACAGGATGTGTATTTACCAATTTGTAGTTTTTCATTTTTTGACTCCTTAATGTCATTGTAAATTTTAGTGGCATATCTAATGTCTGCTAATAACTTACTTGAAAATCTACAATCTGTCAACTCTACTTCGTACAATAAATCTTCTTTTATGAAATCTGGGATGTTTTTCGGCCTAAACATGCCTTCTTCCATCTCAAATTCAGCCAAACAAAAATAATTTCCTTGGTTGTGATCCTTGAAAAAATCTACTTCCCAAAGATTATCTTTATCATAAACAAAGTAACGAATTTTTTCAAGCTTATTCATGCATTGCGTCCACAAATCATTAAAATCCCTTGCGTCGATAGGATTTTCGATTTCTACGCAGCGTCCACCCACAGATGATTTCAGGGTTAGGAAAAAATTGGTTTTTTTGTTTTCTACTTTTCTACATCTCAGGGATATCCCCTTACTCGCAAAGAGATATCCCTGAGAAATAGTTGCTTTATGATGTGATTTTGCTCTGAATTTTTCTTCAGTTTCCAAATTCAGAACATATTTACGTTCACATTCTGTAGGGATGGTTCACCTGTCCTTACTTTTTAACATTTGGTTAATTTCATCTAAATCTGCCCTGGAGTCTAGAAGTTGGTCTTCTAAGAACAATTCTACATATTTTGCATCATTTTTCTCAATTACCTTCCCACACTCCTCCATACGCTGTACATAATTTGATACAACTTCTGATTCCAACTTCTGTGCATGATGTAATATTTCGTATGGGTCTGTCAATAGAGGAAATGTGTGGTGCTTTGTTTCAGGCACACCACCAAGGCCCACGATCATTTTGGCAAACTGCTGTATGTGGTTGAACTCACCAGTAGCCTGCTTAGCTAACCACTCGCCAATCTCTGCCCTGTGCAAACCTTCAATAATAAATGAACTTTGAAGATAGAAATGCATATGCGTGTATTCATTTTTCAAATCGCCATTCAACTTCTCAATCAATTGCTGTTTTGTCATTTTATTTTCCTTTTAAACATTGCCTCAACGCATTTGAGGTAAAAAACTCAACGAACGACTCCAATAATATAGTTTTGTAATTGCCTTTTTTAGAAAAGCATTTGCTCACGATATTATAGCACATTTTCATTAGTTGCATATATACCTTAATTAGAAAGGATTTGCAAATTATGAAAGAAGAATCTGTTTGGCGAGGAAAATTCAAGAATTTACAGGAATATTACAAGAAAAAATATAATCCTGATTATTACAAGCTGACAAAATACGAATACGAAATTGATCCTGATGAGACTCTGGACGACATAAACAATTATGATGAAAACCGTCAGCGTCTCGAATATGCGAAGTGTGCATTGGATTTCTTCTATTTTGCTCATAAGTACGTCAGAATTTTGCATCCAAAAAGAGGGCTTCTGCCTTTGATTTGTTATGCATATCAGCATGAAGTTATTGCCGATTATGATAAATTTCGTTTCAACATGCTTTCTAAATTTCGTCAGGCTGGTTTAACCACCATAACGGAACTTTGGGGTATGTGGAAATGTATGTTTAAATTAGATCAGCAAATTGTTCTAATTTCAAAAACTGACGCCGAAGCTGTTAAAGCTGGTGAAATCATTGATAGAGCAAAAGAGCATCTACCAAGGTGGATGCAGCCTTCGCCTCTAGGCAAATGGAATGACCATAAAAAGGAATTTCATGAAACAGGTGGCTGCGTTAGTTTTTACTCTCCAGAGCGCGCCCGTGGTCTTGCTATTACATGTTTAATCGTTGATGAGGCGGCATTCATCCCAGAAATGGATAAACACTGGAAAGCTATTTATCCAACACTGTCCGCTGGTGGAAATTGCATTGTTATCTCCACTGTTAATGGCTTGGGTAATTGGTACGAAAAGGTATATCACAAGAGTAAGAGAACAGGCAAGCCTTTCCATTTAATTGACCTGGAATACACTTCCCATCCTGAATATAACGATCCAAAATGGGTTGAAGACCAAAAATCACAATTAGGTGAGAAGGGTTGGTTACAGGAAGTTTTAAGAAGTTTTCTTGGGTCTGGTGAAACTTATATTCCAACGAAAATAGTGTCTCAAATGGTCTTAGACACAAGAAGTCGAATTCCAGCGAGAAAGCTTTTTAAGAAATGGGTTAATAACAAGTTTGAAGAAGACGCAGAACAAATCATGGGTTCTGATGATGAAGAAAAAGAATTTGACGACAGTTGGCAGAATGAAGGAGCTATGTGGATTTGGGTAGAGCGAAAAGAAGGTCATGAATATATTTTAGGAGTGGATACTGCTGATGGAGTAGGCGATGAAGGTGACAATAGTTGTATTGAAATATTTGATGCTGCGACTTTAGAACAGGTTGCAGAGTTTTATAGTAATTCTATTCCTCCTTATCAACTTGCTCAGGTCATTAATGAAATAGGCATGTATTATAATCACGGTTTGGTCGTTATTGAAAATAACGGTTCAGGCGGTGCTGTTATCAGTAGTTTGCAACATCAGTTATCTTATGATAATATCTACTATGATGGAAATACTAAAAACAAGAATCCAAAACCTGGGATAAAAGTTGGAATTCAAAACCGTTTGACTATCCTAGAAGCATTGCAACAGAGATGTATTAGTGGTAATATCAAGATTAATAGTCCAAGATTGGTGAAGGAGTTGACAACTTTTGCTCACAATCCACAGACGCAGAAAATAGCTGCGGTTAAGGGTGAGCATGATGATGCAATCATGGCGACTTGTTTTGCTTTGTATATCCGTGATTCTATGTTGCGCGACGTGCCAGTTGGCCCTGCAATCAATAATGAGCTTACAGAAGTGGCCAAGTCTGTGGATTATGAGCAGATTAAGAAAGAAATTATGGAAGGTATTGATGAGGATATGTGCGATTACAAGAATGTGATTTCTACACTGGATGAGGAGCAGGCTGGGTTCGCTTATGATTTCAGAAGAAGGAATGAGACGTTAATTAAGGAATTTGGTTGGTAAAATGAATTACACGCTTGAAGAAGAAACTAAACAAAATGAAATAACCAAGCAATGGTTACGGAATCATCCATATGATCCAACCAAAGACCTTCCTAAAGGATGGGAATACCGTTTTAATATGCGTGGGCGATTCATGAAATATGATTCGGTAGAACATGCTGAACGCAAAAATAAATTTGTGGAAGATGGTTATTGCAGTCGTGCATGGAAAGAATTAAAAGCTAATTTGCAACCAAATGATGAAATTTGGATACATGGCGGAAGTGGCGGCGTGGCAATTTATCTTATTAGAGATGGACAAATTATTGAAGATGATTGTGGAAAATGGAAGTATCCTCGGCGTGGGCATTATGTTAATTTGAGTTGTTATTAAGGAATATATGAAGGCAAACAAAATATCTGAAACTAGGGAGCTTCTAAGAAAGGCATACGCGATCCTGCCAACTGATTTCAGTTTACGGGAAGTTAGATTCTCTATAAACCAAGCTATACAAAAAATCTCACTATTTGAAAACAAACAAATTAAAAAAGAGGCTCAAGCTAGACAGCAAGAAGAACTGGAGCTTAAGAAGAAGCAGCAAATAGGTATTTTGCCGTTTCAGCCTTATGATGCAAAACAGGCTATTAGTTTAATAGACAAAATGATTGAAGAAGAAGAAAGAAAAATAAATGTTAAAGGACAATCCCAAAAGCAGTCAGATAATAAGTCGGACGATAACGAAAACTTACAGACCTTTTACGGATAAAAGGGGCATATATGAATACTCTTCAGTGCAAGTAAATCTTCCTGAAGTAATAGCGGATGAGGTGATAATTTGGGGGCATAAAAAAGTCAAAGATAAAGACTTGTATACTCCCCCTGAAGATTACATACACGGACGAGAAGAAGAACCGCACGTTACTATACTTTATGGGATTCACTCCCAACTGCCAACAGAAGTGGCAAAGATCATTTCCAATGGACTGTCTTTTGAAATTAAACTGAAGAGTATATCAATATTTACCAACAATGCAGTATTTGATGTAATTAAAATTGAAGCGACAAGCCCAAGTCTTAATTACTTTAATAATCTGCTTAAAAATAATGTAAACAATACTCAATATTTCAATAATTTCCAACCTCACGTTACAGTAGCTTATATTAAAAAGGGCAGATGCTCTGATTTATGCGGTAACACAGATTTTAAAGACGTGAAATGGACTGTTAATACAGTGATATTCTCTTCTAAAAATGGGGACAGGACACCTATAAGATTAAAGTCCTAGATTATTCATTCGGTATAAACATAGTTCATAAGCTTGCTCAGCTTTCTTTAGTAAGTCGCTAGGAAAGCTGAGCATTTTTTTGTTATAAGGTATTTCTTCAAATTCTAATTTATCAGAAATATTGAATTTATTTTCTAGTATTCTTACGCCTTTCTGGTTGACCAAACTCTGCCAGGGCATGAAGACCCCGCCCATCCCTTTCATCATCTCATAAATTCTTCTTAATCTAAAAATATAATAATCAATTATAGAAGAAGCATTACCCTTCTCTATTAGCGTGCCCAAGCATTTTGGCTCTCTGACCAAATAAATGAATTCACATGCTTGGTGAAGCTCTTTGTGGCAAATCTGGTAGTTATAAAACACTTCATTGACATACATGCCAACAAAACTATTGAACTTGTGTTCAATGGTCGTGATTTCTGTGGTTTTGGTCGGATGGTCGTAAACGATGCCAGTTTGTGCCCATTGAATCTTTTTGCTTTTACTCAACATATGACACAAACTAGCACTATTAGCGCCCAGATGCGTGACTACTATAATTACTCTTTTCATTTTCCAGCTTTTTTGTTTTTAAATTTACATAATTACACCATTATGCCCTAACTATAATAAGTTAGCAATATATTTAAGGTAATTCTAAAAAATGGCTTGGTATGATCTTTTTAAGTTATTCAGTTATGCCTTCACACAAGACCCATTGGGGAAGAAGTCAGACACTAGAGATTTTCCATCAGCGGGTGTCAGTAGCCCAGACTCTGTTTTAGACTTAAGAAATCTTGAAACATTGTCATCTGGTGGCGCATTCGTAAGAGTCCAGAATGAACTGGTTGATATGACCAGTGCTACTAACCGACTCAATAGAATGAAGGAGTATGATCGTTTAGTCTTAAGTGTGCCAGAAATAGAAATGGCGATGACTGTTTTCGCAGACGAAGCTTGTGTGGTCGGCACCACTCCTATCTCAACAGTTTATTATGGTTCAAAAAGTATTGAATGGTTGGCGAACAATAAGGCGAATGAAAAGTTCCCTGTGTACTGTTATGACTTTACAAAGGAAGACTACACTATCGGCTGGGCATACGCTCCAAGATTTGTCAAAGTAGATGATACAGTAGAAATAGTATTGGATAATGGTTCAATAGAAATAGTTACGCCAGATCATCGCATTCTCAAAAGAGATGGAACATGGATACATGCAGGTGATTTAAAGTTTGGCGATGAACTAATGCCATTCTATAGAGTAAAACCAAATCAAAATCTAACTAAACAAAAAACGAATCAGTTCCCAAGAATCTACACACATCATGATGGTTGGATGCACGAACGTCAGTTCATTGATGAGTGGAGATTGGGCAAAAACCTGGAAGAGTACGACCGCATGAATAAGGTGGCCAGGTTAATTGCATCGGGTTTGACCTGGAAACAGATAGAAAAGATTATGGGGCATAGGTGGGATATCATGCAGCCTTGGCTTCATAAGCATGGGTTCTCCTTTAAAGAAATCAAATACCTGTCAAGGAATGAAGATAAAAGAAGAGTTATAGGCATACGCGCACATGATAAACTTCCTGTTTATGATTTGTCAGTAGAAGACCATAAGAATTTTTGTACAGAATCTCTGGTAATGCACAACTGCCAGAAAGATGAATCAGGAAGAACATTCAAGATCGAGTGTACAAACAAAGAAATTGTTGATGAATTAGAGTATGTCATGTTTAATCGTAGCATGTTGAATTTAGATCAACAGACTATGTGGGACAAGGCAAAAAGACTGTTCATTAAGGGTGATTTGTTCTTGGAATTAGTCATCAATCCTGACAATCCGAAAGAGGGTGTATACAAGATCATGGACTTGCCGTGCGAGACTATGTATCGCATAGAAACAATTAAGGGCAAGGTCATAGAATTCCAGCAGTCCAAGGAAGCTCCTGATTACCAAGCTTTGGTAAAAGCACCTATTGATACCGCGACTGAATCTGAATTGCAGCAATCAACGGCAATACGTTTCTCGCCTGAACAGATAATTCACATAAGAATTGGTGATTACCGAAGAACGTTCTATCCTTACGGCGTGTCTTTGATTGAGCCAGCCAGAGGTCCAGCCCATCAGTTGAGAATGATGGAAGACGCTATGGTTATTTACAGATTAACTCGCGCCCCAGAGCGTAGAGTTTTCTATATTGATGTTGGCACTTTGCCTGGCACTAAAGTAGAAGCTTTCATGGATAGGATTAAGGATCAATTCAGAAAGAAAAAGGTGCCAAGGCAGCAGTTTTCTTCGGGTGGGCCTTCTGTTGTGGATGAAAGGTGGCACGCCCCTGCCCAGGATGAAGATTTCTGGATTCCAACAAGACCTAATTCTAATACAAGAATTGATACATTGCCTGGCGCTCAAAATCTAGGCGAAATTGACGACGCAGTATACTTCCGCAACAAGTTGTTCACCGCTTTGAACTTCCCAAAGAATTATTTCTCAATGGAAGACCCAAATGCAACAAGAATCACTTTGTCTGCACAGGATGTTAAATTTGCTCGTATGATCGAGCGTTTACAATCGCACATGGAAGAGGGGTTGTTCCAGATTGCTGACAGGCACTTGAAGCTTAAGGGTTATCCGCCTGAAAGTTATGAAGATTTGCTTATCAAGATGACTCCTCCATCAGATTGGAGGGAATTAAGTAGAGCAGAAATTGTAACAAATAGAATCAACAATGCCAATGGCCTGAAGGGTTCTCAGTTAATGTCGGACTATGACATTCTTACGAAATGGATGAAGTATACGGACGATGAGGCTAAGGAGATGTTGGCAAGATTGAAGGTTCAGAAGTTGGAAGACTTGAAGTTGCAGATATTGGCACAGAATCCACAATTGTTGGGTGTTGGCGTGCCAGGTGCAGGCGAACCAGAGATGGGTACAGAGCCAGGGCAAGGTCAAGGTCCAAACTTGGGTCCAGAGGGAGGTGGACTTCCAGGCGGGCCACCTCCAGAGGGCGGCGCACCACCACCACCACCTCCTCCAGGTGGACCTCCATTACCACCTCCACCGCAAAATAGCATGATTCCTCCAGCAGGACAGGCACAACCTCTGCCTGACCCAACTGAGGCTGACATAATCAAGTATGATTTGGAGATAGAGGATTACGAAAGTGAGCAGGACTTTGAAGATCAGGACCGAAGTGAAATAGAGGAAATATGCTAAACGTTCAAATGGCTCCTAGAAGTGCCATGCATAACAGGTCGCAATTAAATTTGGTGGAAGAATGCGCTTGTTATGCATGTATCAAGGTTTTTCCTGTTAGTGATATAAAGGAATGGACTGATAATTGGGATTTCAGAAACAAGGTGGAAGCTCCCCAAAATGAGCATACAGCTATTTGTCCTTATTGCGGCATTGATGCAATTTTACCGATGAATTTGGAAGAAGATAAAGATTTAGTTAATTTGAAAAAGATACAGTATTATTGGCTGCGGAGAGTCTAAATAAGCTTGGAGGTGCATATGAGAAACATATGGATGTGGTTCCTAAGCCTTTTCACATGCGGTCATTGTTGCAAGAAAACTTCAGGAAGCATCATACTAGGTTTTGGCGTTCACGAAATTGCTATTAATGTAAAAGGGATGCCTTGTAAGGTTTCTTTTAACATAGAAGACCCTATGGATGGACATTGTGTTTGTCATGGTGATACAAACAAAATTGGTATTACCGTAGGTAAGTGTGGATTCGTTATTCATGCTGACATTAGAACGAACACTTGTCTAATTGAGTGGTGTTGTGATTACAAGGAGTGTTAAATCATGCCTTTATTCAGGGGTAGACTGTGGTGGTGGAATTATTTTAGAAATAAGTTTTTCTCTATTTTTAACCATGTAAGAGGGAACATTACTTTGGCGCATGGCTATTCAGAGATGGAAATAAAATTAGATGAACAAATAAAAGCTAAAAGAATATTTGTGGCTGTAGAGGCAGAAAATATCCCTGTTTGTTCTGGCAATGTAGACATGGTTGGTGCAATAAAAAATAGCGATAATAGTTTCATATTATACGCTGATATAAAAAGCAACAGTGCTACAGTATATTGGTTAGTAGACTACACACTCAATGACAACGATCAAAGTATTGATGAAGCCTTTTAAGAAACAAAAATATGTGGGTAGCATTAAACAAAAGAAATGCAATAATTGCCCTATCCGAGCATCCATTCTCAATGACGGGGTACAATGTGCATCAGGTAGAATTGAAAGAACCGAAGGAACAATGGCACTCTATGATTGGAAAAAAACTCAATCTAGGTGAAACAAAAAACGTAAAAGATTTAAGAATTGCTTTTATATGCAATTGGAACGATTGTTGTGGAATTAGCACTTATAGTGGCTATCTTGTTGACTCTCTAATAACTAAAGTAAAAGAACTAAAAGTATTTTCTGAAATAGGTGAAGGTCAACAAGACGATGAGCCTCATGTCTTAAGATGTTGGAAACGTGGCACAAGTCTCAAACCACTCATTGACAAGCTCGTTGAGTGGGCACCTGATTTTATTATCATACAACATGAATTTGGAATTTTCCCTAAAGCCACATTCTTCCTACAACTCTTACAAGGTATTGAAGATATTCCTTACGTTGTAGTGATGCATTCTGTCTATGAACACCTAGACAAAGCTGTTTGCACATCTGCTGTTAGAAACATAGTGGTGCATAGCGACGAAGGGAAAAAAGTTCTTAAAAGATTAGGGAATGCCAATAACATCTTTGTAGTACCTCACGGATGCGTAGAGTACAAGGAAGAAGAAAAGGCTGAACTATGGAATATATTCCAAACTCCTTACGCTATTGTTCAATTTGGGTTTGGTTTCTTTTACAAAGGTGTTGATAGGGTATTAGACGCGGTTCATTACTTGAAGAAGTCTGATGCCAAGTTCAAAGATATATTCTATTGTTATCTTTGTAGTGACAATTATCATACAAGTGTTATTCACGCGCAGTATTATGACTTCCTCATTAAAAAGATAGATGAGCTTGGGTTACATGATAATGCGGTAATAATTCGTAAATTCCAGACGGATCAAATGATTAGAAATTATTTAAGGACGGCGAAGGTGGCTGTATTCCCTTATGTCAGTGATCCTAAGAATATGGTCTATGGGGCATCTGGGGCTATACGCATTGCAATGGCTTGTGGAACTCCAGTGATAGCGAGTAGTTGTCACCAGTTTGATGATTTAGAGGGTGTTGTCCCAAGACCTAAAGATTACATTGAGTTGGCCAAGGAAATTGATGAAATTTTCAGCAATGAGAAACATAAGAAAGAAGTGATTAAGAGAAGTGAAGAGTATGTAGTGAATAATAATTGGGATATAACGGCGGATAGGTATATTAATTTGTACTATCAGATTAGCTCATGATACGTCGAACGCTTTGGTTTTGATTTGATTGAGAACTTTCCAGGGAGCATACGGATACATTCTTTGCCATTTATCGTGGTAGAGTGTATCCGTAACATACACATAACGCTTGCCATTAATGTAAACTATTATTCTACCGTCTTTCAGGAATCCAGCAAATTGAATGTTATTATCATTGGCTTCTAGGTATTCGTTGAATCTCATACTGGACCCTGCATATCTGCACTATTTGGGGCAATCACATCTTTGTCTTTAGGAGCAATTCTGAAAGCTTGCGAACTACTGTTTCTTGAGTCTGTGAATTTGCCTAGAATTCTTTTAATATTTTCATCATTTCTTGCAAGGGCGTGAAAAAAGTCTAGAGTGCTTTCTTTGTGGTTACTAATTGCCATTTTTGCCACTTTTAATAACAAATCGGATTCATCACCAGAACCGCCCATGTCGCCCAAGCCCTGTTCATCCTCCTCGCGCACCTGATAATATTGAGAAAAAGTTTTCATTTTTAGCGTCTTTTGCATAACTACCTTATATAGTTAATAGGACTAATTTAATTTTAGTCGGCAACTGTATATATACAGATTAAGTAATATATCCTTAATGGGAGATGATATGAAAAGAAAACTAGTAAACTATGAAGTTTTCCAAAAGATTAATGAGAATTCCGCAACCAATTCCGAGAAGGAATTAGTTCTAGCCGAAGATGTTTTAGCTAAGGCTTTAGGGGAATTGCAGTTAAATCTTCATTGCTTTGACGAATCCAGTGTAACTTATGAGACTGTGGACAAGTCTTATATTCACTCTGGCTATCGTTTTGATGGAAGCAATATTATTTTTGAAAACATTGAACAATTAATCATTGATGAGTCTTCCGCAAGGGAAGTTGCTCGCAACAGTCTACGCAAGATGTTCGACTGTGTTTTGAATAACAACGAAGCTGCTGCTAATGAAGCTTTCAAAGAATACATTGCTATGCCTTTCGTTCGTCGTGGTTTCACAGAAGGTGCCGCAGTTGTTCAAGCTTGGGCAGAGCCAAAGTCAAAATCACACAAGCCTGGTAAGAAGCAGAGTCCTTCTACTGTCATGAAGAGAGTCATGGGCAAGAAGTTGAGCCAGGCTAAGAAGAGTCCTTTTGATAAGGAAAAAGCAAAGGAAAAGAGAGAACAGATCAAGAGGTCAACAGGTGCAAAGTACGTTCATCTAAGAACTAAGCCACAGGGCAAGAAGAAGATGAAGGAATGGCACAATTTGGCTGAGAACGTTTTCAACTACATGGATTATCAGGAATTTGGTCCTGTTGCAAATCAGTCCGAAATCAAGAAGGACGACAAGGGTAATGTTGTTGCCATCAGAATTCCAGACGCAAAGACGAGAAACGAAGCTAAGATTTTGAGCTTTAACTGGAAGACTTTGACCGCAGACAATACGGTTCTAAGGGCTAAGATGAAGAACTTGGCTGAAGACACCAATTTCTGCAAAGCAATGAGAGATTTGAAGCAGTGCAACGCATTATCAGATAATGATAAGTTGCAGCATGTATTGGAAGCAGTTGTAGCAAGATGGCCAGATGTTATTTACTTAACTCAGACCGAACTTGCAGTCGCTATTTCCACAGCTTTGGAATCAATTGGTGCAACGAATTTCGAAGATCAGACATGCGAATTCATGGCAGAAGGTATTTTGAGAACCGCTGCTGAAGCATATCCTGAAAGAGTCGAGAAGATCGTAAAAATGTCAGGTATTAAGTTCGAAGCTTCGGAAGACAAGTATGTTGACTTCCAGAACGTAGCACACAAGTTTTACGCTTTCCTCGATGAAAACCTACAGCTAGAAATGCAGGTATTCGTTGATCTATACAACGCATTGGTAGAAGTACACAAGTTGGCAAATGAAGAGAATAACAGCGCAATCGTCAATGACGCACACAGTTATTTGAAGGAATTGAAGGCTGTTATCGAACATGATAGCGAACCAACTTTGGACTTGGCTGGTGAAGTTGCAGCATGGCTCGCCAATTTAGTAGAAACTAATTTGGAAGGCAGTGACTGGAATGTATCCAACGCGCCATATGATACGGTTAATGGAAGTCACCCACAGATGGCAAAGAATGCCGCAAAGGGGTATGCACCATCTTCTGATTTCTCTGGCGATTGGGGCGACTCAGCACCAGTAAGCGACGGCAAGAGCTATAAGGGCGGCTTAGCTGATGAGATGAGAGGAAATGCATGGGGTAATTGGGCTAACGACGACACATGGCCTGGTCTACAGAACCCATATGTCAAGGGCGCAACCGCATCTTGGCTCATGAAGGGTCCAGACAGTGCAGCAACAACTGGCACTGACGATTGGAGCCGTTTCCAGTCAGGTGACACTTGGCCACAGCTACAGAACCCATATGTACCAAAGGGTGTAACACCAGACTCCTATAAGATGAAGTCCGACAATCTAGTTGTCGATCAGTAATATCGAATGATTCTTAAAAGGTCGCTATGAAAATAGCGACCTTTTTTTATTTACGACGATAATAATTTCGCAGGGATGCATAAATAAATAATATTAGAGGAAAACATTATGAAAGACCAAATGTTATTGCTTGAAGGATTTTCCTATAATCTTGAAATCGACCTTAAAGAGTCGAACCTAGATAAAGGTTTGCTCAAGTTTAAAGGTAAATTACAGGAAGCGGAAATTGTCAATAAGAATAAGAGAATGTATCCGTACTCTGTATTGGATGAAAATGTAAGGAGACTACAGGAAGTCGTTAAGTCCCGTGGTTTAATTGGCGAGTTAGATCATCCAACAGATTCAATCGTTCACTTCAAAGAAGCATCACACGTTATTACAAAACTGTTTTGGGATAATAACATTTTAATGGGTGAAGGTGAAATCTTAACTACTGCACATGGCAGACAAATGAAGGCTCTATTAGAGTGCGGTATTCGTTTAGGTATGAGTAGTAGAGGTGTAGGTAACGGTAAGATGAATGAGAATGGTGTATTAGTTATTGGCGAAGGCTATAAATTAATCACATTTGATGCGGTTGCAGACCCATCCACACCAGCAGCATATCAGGAAGAAATTAAAAATAACAAGCGTGAATATTTTATTCCACAAAATAATTCAAGTAGTTTTGTAAAAAATGAAGAGTCGCGTATATATACTCTTAATAAAGAAGCAGTCATTGCTGCTTTTAGTGGAGTAATAAAGGAATCAACCAATAAATTTTTAGCGAGGAAGTAAATGAGCAAAATATTAGAGTCACTAAAGAAACTTCTCCCAGAAGAAAATCTTAAGGAAGTCGCCGCAGCCGTGGACGATATGTTAGAAGAGGCTGTTGCTGAAGTCACTAAGGAAAAAGAAGCTCAGATGAATAAAGAGCTTGAGAAAGCCTATAGTGAACTTTCTTCAGAATTAGCTGCTGCCGAGAAAATTGCAGAACAGGGTTATGAAGAAGCTTTTGCTGTCATCACTGACCTTCGCAACAGATTAGAAGTTCAGAAGGAAGAGTTTGAAACAACTCTAACTAGTGGATACGAAGAAGCATATCAGATGATTTTGGCAGAACGTGCCAAGAACAGCAGTTTGGAAGTAGACCTATACGAAGAGTATGAGAAGAAGTATGGCGAGATGAAGGAATACTTCGTTGAAATGCTCGATAAGTTCCTCCAGACTAAGGGCAAGGAAATGCATGAGCAGATCAGACGCGATACTATTAACGACCCACGCTATGCGGAACACAAGGTCGCTTTGGATCGCATCGTTGATATTGCCGCAGATTACTTGAGCGATGAAGATTTTGCTTTGGCTACAAGCAGCAAGCTTGAGGAAGCATATAAGAGACTTGAAGAGATGAGTGGTCAGATCAAGATGATGGAAGCTCGCAACATCCGTCTCTCTAACGAGAAGACAAAGTTGGAAGAGTCTGTCCGTCATGTTAATGAATCTGTCAGGACAAATAACAAGAATGAAAGAAAAGAGAAAGCAAAGAACGTATCGGGGAGAGGGCACATTGTTACAGAACAAGACACAAAGGTTATTGCGGAACATAGCCAGGAAACTACAAGTGCCAAAGATACCAAGTCTTCAAGTACATTGCTAGAAAGCATGGGCCTAACCAGAGAATTGGCCAACACCCTAGCAGGCACAAAGAAGAATGACTAAGTAAGTAAACTGTTTTAATATAAGGTTTTAATAAAATGAGTGCAAATGCAAGATTTTTGAATGAGGCCAAAGAATTAGATACTAAATGGGCCGAAACAGGTTTACTAGAAGGTATCGGCAACCGATATGAGCGATCATGCGCAGCCGTTCTTCTAGAGAACCAGTATCTTTTCAACGAAATTTCGACTGACACTGGCGACATTGCTCAGTTCAAGAGAATCAGTATCCCATTGATTCGTAGAATTTACCCACAGTTGATTGCTAACAAGATCGTTAGCGTCCAGCCACTACTTGGCCCAACTGGTTTGGTGTACTACCTACGTTTCCGTTATTCGTCCAACAAGGGCGCTCGTCGTGGTGCAAGTAATAACGGTGGCTACCCAGCCGACGATATTAACTCACTACAGCAGTTGGCTGACGGTACTGCTAACTTGGATATTTTCTATTCAAGTCAGTTTGTGCAGAACGAGTCAACTAACGTAGACCCAGGTGCTATCGTCGTAACAGCTTATGCTCCTCTAGAGCATACCCCAATCCTAGCGGGTACGATGACTGGTACGGTGTTCGTTGGTGCAACAGCAGTTCAGACATTCAGTGTCTCCTCCGCTGGCGTATTCACCTTCACCCCAATCGGCGCACCAGCAGCGTTCGTTGTGGCCGCAACATTGAATCTAACGACTGGCGAAATGGTGTTCACTTGGAACATTCCTGCTGGTCCTAACTCAAGTGTTGTGTCCTATGAGTACAACATGGAATGTAACCAAGACCTGCCAGAAGTAAACTTGGTTATTGAGTCCGAAGAAATCGCTGCCAAGACCCGTAAGCTAAAGGCTGTATGGTCTTATGAAGCACAGCAGGATTTGCGTTCTCAGCACAATCTAGACGCAGAAGCAGAATTGACTGCGGTTCTAGCACAGGAAATCAACCTTGAAATTGACCGTGAAGTTCTAACTGACCTTCTATTGAATGCAGGCACAGTTGGCGCATGGGACTTCTCAACAGCCCTTGGTGACACCATCAAGGAACGTTATGAATCCCTATACGTCAAGATTGTAGAAATGTCTAACGTTATCCATCGTAAGACACTAAGAGGTGGTGCAAACTGGATCGTAACTTCACCTGAAGTTGCTTCTATCTTCGAAACAGCAACAGCAGGTTTCGCACCAGCCCCATCGGAAACCTTCACCTCAAGTCTAGGTATTCAGTATGTTGGTACGATCAACAACCGTTGGAGACTGTACAAAGACCCACTCTTTAGAACGAACCAACTTTTGATGGGCTACAAGGGTGACAGCTATATGGATTCAGGTTACTTCTACTGTCCATACGTTCCACTTACCCAGACTCCAGTTGTTCTCGACCCAGAGAGCTTTTGTCCGAGAAAAGGCATCCTCACACGCTATGGCAAAAAGTTATTGCGTGAAGGTGCTAAGTTCTACGCAAGACTAACAATTCACAACTTTGTGATCTAGTCGATACACTGCTTGATTAAACAAGCATAAAATTAAAAGGCCACCTAGCAATAGGTGGCCTTTTTTGTTATAATTAGTTAATGATTTGCACCTATTGTAAAAAGCAACCTGCTACCGATGGCAAAAAGAAATGCCAAAAGTGTCTCGAAAAGGTTAAAAACAGCGGGATAATGTTCCGTCTTAAATCCAAAGAAAAAGGTATCTGCTACCGTTGTGGGATCAATCCATTAACTACGCATTCCATTTGTGATGGTTGCAGAGTGAGGCATAAAGCCGAAATGGACCACTATAAAAATGAACGAGTTGCCAATGGACTCTGCGCCGAATGTGGGAAATCGCCATTATCAGGCAAATCCAGAAGTTGTGAAACATGTATCCTTAAAGCAATGGCAAAAGCACACTTCAAAGACGTAAAGAAGTGGTTATTACTACGGCAAATTTTTGATTCAAATTTAGTATGCCCTTATTCGGGTATTCAATTGGTATTAGGTAATAATGCATCTTTGGATCATAGAATACCAAAATCTAAAGGTGGTTCTGATGAGATAGAGAACTTGCAATTTATCCACGTTTGGTGTAATACGATTAAATCTAATACCGAGGAATCCATTTTCTTGGATAATTTGAATGAATTCGCAATGAACGTTATTAAAAATAAAAGTGGAGTAGATTATGGGATCATATAATATTTGTAAAAGATGTAATAGTGAATTTTATGTCAAGCCTTCTCGATTGGACGCACCGTATTGCTCGTTTGAATGTTACAAACCAAAAGTAAAAATTGAACCTATTGTTTTTTCTAATTATTATAATTCACATACAGGAGAAGAGACTGCTGAACATTTTAGCATGACAATAGCACAAGTTAAAAAATTCAGTCGCAAAATAGAAATGCCTAGAAAACAGGCAATATATGTATAAGGAGTAATTCAAAAAATTAAAATGTAATTTAAAAAACCCAGGTCTTTCGACCTGGGTTTTTTTGTTAATGTATGGTTCACAAAATTAACTTAATCCTCTTGTGCTTCTAATTACTCTTTTGCCGCCCCCTGTTCCATATGAAAAAGTTCCACTGCCCCGTGTTGGTTCAGCATTCCTAAAAGGATTCTGACCACCAAAATCACTATAATTAAATGTTTTTGGCTCTGGTATTATTGCTGTAGGTTGTAATGGCAATATACCATCATCATTCCTGATTGGCTTATTTCCTATAATATCATAAATCATCCAATCAAGA